TTAGAAGACTCAAGAAGTCTGTTGTTTCTTTCGTCAATTGTACAAAGATCTCGAACACGTTGCTGTTGTTGCTGTGCTCGAGCCCATTCGTCACCAGATCTACGAGCCGATGAAAGAACTATACTATTGGCAAATGCTTCCGCTTCAGCACGTTCACGGTCAATTTCATCAAGTTCATTATGGTCAATAGTATTCCTGAAATGTTCAATTAAATTATGCCAAGAACTTTCCATTTCTTGATCTTGATTTTCATTACGTTCTTCTCTTCTATCGTTAATTGAAATATAAATTTTAGGACCTTTATACGATTCTTGATTAGTTAGTTCCATAATTTGAGCAACTTGTTCTTGTGTAAAATTACATCCATCAAGATAAAAAGTGGTCGATTCGTCAAATATATCAAACATATAGTCAAATACATCATTGATTGAATTGTAAGACAAGTCAATTGACTTCAAATTTGGAAGGTATTTGATACAATTTGGAATACCAGTTAATATATTACGTGAAAGATTTAATTTAACCATGTTTGTCAGATTTTCAATATTATTGGGTATACTCTGTAGAGCATTATGACTTAAATTTAATTCGGTTAAATTAACCATAACTTCTCCTATAAAATCTGGTAATATAGCTATTTCATTTCTACTAAGGTCAAGTTCTTCAAGTTTTGAAAGTTTTATTAAATCTGCGGGTACTTCAACCATATTTCCCGTTAGTTGTAATTTTTTTACTGCAAAGGTTGAAATATCCATAGAAAAAAATCTTTGATATGGTAAACATAAAGATTCCCATTCTTGTATAGGTCCAATTTCCCATTTTTTATTTTTGGAGTTATAAGTTGCCATTTTAATCAATCATTTTTTTTATAAAAAAAATCAATTTTGTAAGAAAGAAAATGCCCTTAACTTGTTGGTTAAACTTTTATTATTCTTCCATGTAAATATCCATTTTATTTGTTGTTTTATTTTGACGTTTTTTGACCTTAACACAATCAATTTTCTTTATGTCAATTTTTTATGCCTTGTTTGTAGGCATAAAAAATTATTCTTTTGATCTGAATATAGCTTTCTCAGATTCTGGTAGAATATAATCCATAAGATAATAATAGTTTCCTCCAACATATTCAGGGTTGTTTAAAGTCATTAAAGAAAATTCTTCACTTACCCAAGGCGATGGTAGATCTTCATCTTTGAAGATGTGTTGAACATTATCATGGATAACGATGGGGCTAAAGCCCCATCGTCGACCACGTCCAGAAAGGACGTGGTTATCACCACCATCTTTATTTAATAAATTTTTAAAAGTCGAGTGAAAGGTTTCGTAAGAGTCTAATTTCTTGATGTTTTCAACAAGATTTAAAAAGTTGTATTCAACCATAACATCAACAATAGTTTTATATTTTGAATTTAAATCAGAAGAGGTGGACGTAAACTTTATTTTTTTTTGTTTTAAAGCCCAGTTGCCTAAATTTAAATAAAGGTTTAACAGATCCTTCAACAATGATTTCGACAATGCAAAAAATTGTTTCAGTTGTGGGTCTCGATACCATACACATTTCACAATTTTTTCGTTTTTCTTCAAATTAAAGGTGTCTCCGAACCATTTTTGCCCCTCATTATTTTGACATTGAATTTTACCCAAAATGTACACTGTATCATCTTTCAGTTGAAAACATCGATGACTACCGCTACTAAACCACACGGATTTTAAAAGGTCTTCAAAACCATATTTAACACTTTGAAATTGAAATGCTTCAGTTAACCTTATGATTTTGAAATCGACACTATTCAAATAATCGTTGTGACTTCCCATTATTTGGTTATCTGAAAGCTTAACCAACGTTTTATAAAATAAATATGCTCGTTGAGGAACAGATACACCACAATCTAATTTTTCTGGATGGATATAGTTGTTCATCTTTTTGAGGTTAATTGCACCTTTATTATTGTCAAAATTCAAATCGACTTCAAACCGTGAAGACAGTTGATTTATTAATGCTGTTACCATGCCTAAATCGTCACTTATATTTTCATTACATTCCGATACATGTTTTAATGTGTTATCGTACCCTTTTATGTTCTGAAAACATTTTTGACAAATAAAGCCAATATCTCTATGAACAAGACATTTTTTGGTCTTTTGATGAGTCGATAGTTTGCTCTTGTCTCCAAAAGTCAAGTTACAATAAGTGCAGTCATACATTTTATTTATGGTTATTTTTTGAAAATAATTTCATTTTTCAAAGGTTGAAAGAAACTTTAAACAACAAAATATTTCTCAACTTTCGCAAGCGACTGGTCGACTACAATTGATAGTAAATAAATGAACAAGGAAAAGTGCAAAGAGTGGGCGAAAGATAGACTGAGTCCAAGCCCAAGAAACCCACTTACAAACAGGAATATCAAGAAAAATGGCCCAAAATACAAAGAGTTGGATAAAGACTGCAAGGACCTTATTGTTGATATAAATTCTGTTTGTAGGAAATGGTTAAAAAATAACCATCCACAGTTGTATTCTCAAGTTGGGTCACAAGCACCACCAAAAAAGGATACTCCACCACAACCTAAAAAAAAGAGTCCAAAAGTACCACAATCACCACCAGTTGATTTATTAACAGATGATGACAGTTCTGATGGATCAAGTGGACCACAAAATTTTTATTCTGTTCGAGAAAGAAAAAAGTTGAAGGATGCCGTTAAGGACTATTTTTCCACCGTTGTTATTGAAGATGGAAAGGCTTGTATGACCCAAAACAAAACATTGTTGAAATATGTGAACAAGCACAAACTTTTGGGTTTTGGATCATTTGGAAATGTTTATGGTGTAACTATACCTAAAACCAATCCTTCAATCTCTGTCGCCATCAAAGAAGGCCGTCTTTCTTCATCAGAACTCGGAAGAGCTATGGTTAAACAGTACCCAATAGAGTATCTGTTTAACAAGCTTATAAACGACCTTATTGACGACAAACTATGTCCAAATTTTTCATACACATTTGCCATATTCTTCTGTGATAAGTGTACCTTAAACGAATTTGACAAAAAACCGATTCAAACTCAATGTTCTGAAACGGTTGTGGAGCTTTTTGACTTTACACTTGATAAACTGACAGATTTTCGAGATGAGGTTATTTTATCCATTCTTTTTCAAATTTTGTTTGCTGTAGCAGCTATCCAATTAGAGTATGGTATGTTCCATAACGACATTAAAAAAGAAAATATTTTGGTTAAGGTTATTCCAAGCGGAGGTTATTGGGAGTACAATCTTAATGGTGAAAAATACTGTGTTCCAAATCATGGATATTTTGTGGCTTTAAATGACTTTGGAGTTTCACTTGCTTTCAGCCCGAAAATAGGCAATAAAGATTATGGTCGTCGACAAGCAAAAGTCGTTCAAGATTACACCAACAACACCTTTTATTTTGAACCATTCACGACAAAATTTTACCCATCTATAAGCAAGACTGGTGTGGTAACGGCAATAAAGTCTCATAGTCTGGGTGGTAAAGGATTGACATGGAACCATTTTTACAAGAACTTTGACTCAAAACCGTCTATACCCGCGGAATTGGAAGATATGAGCTTATTTCCAGTACACCATTTTCACTATGATGTATTGGACACCATTTATACATTTATAGGTGGAAAAAGAACCTTGCAACCGGGAAAACATTTTGCCATGAAAGTGAGTAAAAACATCCATTCTTTATTGAAAGATTTTTATCTGGTCAAAGCCAACCAAGTATGGCCAACAGATCGAGTTGATTTATTTTTGGCTAAACACACCATAATGAAACTCTTCCCCTTTTATTTAAATTCAACCTTATCCGGGCCTCTAATTGACGTCTATTATCTTTAAATTATTTTTTATGCCTTGTATGGGCATAAAAAATTAAAACATGGTATTAAAATCCCAAATCCGAGTCTTCTCCCACAAACTTCTTAATATACGTGGCCATCTCATCTTCAGCCTTGTCAATACCATTCTTTTTGCAGGATTCACGGTAATGGTCCATGTATTCATTTTTTAGTTCAGGGTACTCTTCGTCCATTTTGGCAATTTTTTGTCTTGTTGCAATAATGATGTTTTTAGTCTCTTCCAACTTTTGCTGGTGTTGAGTGTACAAATAGGCAACAGTTGCTCGTTTATGGATAAGTTCAAGGTAAATTTGAAGTGGTTCTTTATCATTGGGATCTTGTTCAACATCGCGCTTCAATTCCTCCTCTCGTTGTTTGATCTCTTCAATCTGTTGTTTCTCTTTCATAGTCTGTTCTTTAGCCAAATCTTGGAACTTGAGACATTCTTCATTTTTGTGGGGGTTTTCAACCTCAACAACATCGTTTTTGTTGGTTAGTTGTTTTTGAAGTGGCACTGGAGAACCAGTTTCACACACAAATATTTGATTTGCTGAAAAAAACTGAATAAGCTCTTTTGACTTTTCTTCGGCATCTTCGAGACTATTGAAGGTTCCTCGAACCTTTATATAACCAAAGAAACCGTTTTCATCAGGTTGTGCCGTATTACTTGGGGTAAAAGAAAATAATGCATATTGTTGACCACGAATTTCAGGGTCTCTAAATTTTCGGTCGGCCTTGACATACTTGTCAACATAAAGGTCCAAGAAAGCATGTTCCAGTTCTTTCTCTGTTAATGGTTCAGCTTTGCTTGGTTTCCAAACTTCATGTTTACGAAGGTATGGCAGCAAAATAGCCAAACATTCTTTCAAAGGGGTGTTATCAACATCTTTCATTTCTGTTTTTCCTTGTGATTTGAGATATTCAAGAATATCTTGAACCGCCGTTTTGACTACATGATTCATATCTCTCGGACTTGTTAACGAAGTATACACTTCTTGTTCCTGTTTTTTAATGATTTCATTGCACCATTCGGATGCAGTTATAACATTGTGTAACAAGTTCTCCATATTTAAATTCATATTTATTATATTTCTTATTTGTACAAAACATGAAAAAATTTTTTTTAATGATAAATAAATACCATTAAAAATTTTTGTATTTAATATTTTTATTCAGGTGTTTTTAGACCTGCTTTTCCAAAATTACCATTGAAATTTCTGAACCCAAGTACAAGACATGAATCGGTCAACTCGCCTTCTTGATGGTGGAAAAAGAATGGTTGATGTGGTTCTAAAAGTAGACTTACTTTGAAATTCAGTGTTGTGCACATTTCGCCAACTTTATGAGTCAAAGCGTAATCTTTCAAATCCGATGGTGTTGCTGAACCATTTAGAGCGGTTGAAAAATGAATAACTTTATCGGTGGTTCCTTTGATGTTGTTACACATTATTGTCACGGAAATCAATTCTGTATGGTTTGGGAATACCATACTTGGGAAGAAAAAGGTGGAAACTTTTCCACCTCCCTCTTTGTCAGAGGGAACACCCACTGATTGCAGATATTGGACTTGTGGAACAGCCACTTGTCTGTTTAAATCTTCGACTTTATACATTTATTATATGTGCAATATTAGAAAATTTGACTCTCCGACAGAAACAACACGAAAGTTTTCAACTGCTTGATTCAAAGATCTGAAGAATAGTGAGTGTAAAATTTTACACTTCAATACATGTAAAGAAAGAGGTGTTCGACAACACAAATGTTTTCTGGAGAGATCTCAATTATCTCGGAGCCAAGTCGAATTCACTCAACACTTTTTCAATTCGGTAGTTTCGACTTTAGCATTGTGTGATGGATGTAGTCGAGTCGATTGAATTTTGACTAGACTTTTCAAAGTACGCAGACTTTGTCGTTTAACCCGATGCCCATAGGGCATCGGTTAGCGTTTGCCCTACGGGCAACCGTTTACCCACAAACTATTTGGTTTAAAAATAGTTGAAAATTGTGGTTCTGAAAACTTTAAACTCATCCACTTTTTGAAAAACTTTTAGATTTAAAAAAATTTTTTCTAGGATTTCAAAATCTGA